ATGAGAGTTGTTTGCCCAGAGTGTGGCGAGAAAGCCCGCATACAAAAATCAAACCGTATTTCAACAGGTTATAGCGATTTATATTGCAGTTGTAGTGACCCCGAATGCGGTCACTCTTTTGTGATGAACCTAACCTTCAGCCATACTCTTAGCCCTTCAGCTAAAACGACTTCTCAGTTAGCTTTTGAAATGGTTAAAGCCCTGGCACCCGATCAGCGCCAAGAACTAAAACAACAGCTATCAATCCTCTAAAGTTTAAATTCCGGGCTATCTCCACCATCAGCCATCTCAATTAGCTGCTTCATTGCGGCTAATTTTTCAGGCTTCAACTCTTCTCTTTGGTCTGCAACCAATAAACCCATCAAATAAATACCTACATCAGCTCTGCTTTCACCTTCAGTGCTGAGTGCTACAGCATCTATAATGAACTCCATCGCTTGTAAAAATATGTCCTGTTGTTTTAATGACATAGCTCTACCCCAAACCAAAAGACTGTGCAAATATACAGTACTTTTAAAAATATTAATACTGTGTTTTTATGAAGCGAGATTCACCCCTCATTCTGAGAGCTAATCTGAGCCTTAAATCAACGGCCACTCGTCGGTTTCAGGAAAGAATGACAAATTAGGCTGTTCATACTCATAGTCGTCATCTTCTCCGGTAAGAGGTTCAGGCTGTTTTAGCTCGAAATCATCTAACCAGCTTAAATCTGGCTTGGGTTGGTACTCTTCAACCAACTGGGCTGGGCGAACCGTGCCGCATGGTAGGTGCTCCGCAGGGCGGATTCTTATACTCGTTTCATCATCTATTCGAATTGAACTGCCTTGTTGCAGCGCGATTAGGGCTGAACTGTCAATATTTGGCGGTAAACCACCACCTACAGAGTAAGGTTCTAATAATCGCTTAAGCTGATCGCTGACCTGTACTTTCTGCGGTAGCGTACAGTTATTGACAGAACTCCGAGAATCTATAACAGGACAATCACCCCACTAACCTTTCATATCGCCATATTGCCTCATAGGCTTACCCACTAACTGTTCTAGCTTACGCTTTCTGGCAGCCTTAGCTTCTGGGCTATTACTTGGGTGATTGGGATCTTCTACTTCTTCTATTCTTCTTTTGGCCTTGACTTCAGCATCCGTTAACCACGCTTCTGAACCAACCGTGTGATTCTTATTAGCACTGTAATCTGAAAAACGTTGACTCTTACTTTTTGGCATAGTTTTGCTCCATCAAATTGACTGATGCTCTAATATTGACCAACAACACCTCAATTGCAATATTTGTTACATGGGCAAACTGGCCTTGAACAACAAAGGCTTATGCTGTTCTGAGGCGTACTCCAGTTGAGCTTGCATCCAGTAACTTTTCTCACTCTCATCCACATCCAGAATAGGAGGGCTATCTTCAAATACTGCTTTCCAATAAGCTCGCCGTTCTTGGTGGTGAACAAAGCTACTTTCGTAATATGCATCAGCCTCTTGTTTGAGATCAGCTAAATCCAAATCTCTACACTCCATAGACCAACCACGAGCACCAGCTGCCCAATACAGAAACTCATCAACCTTGGTACGTGACTCGTCACCTTCAAACGTCACTGAAAACCGGTTACCACTAGAGGCATGCACTCCACGTTCGCGAATTTCTTGGTTTACCTTTTCTGCCTGTTTTTCTAAACGAATAATTCGGCTTTGCATTTTGTCTGTGAGTGATTTCGGTTTGCCTTGTTTCATGGCTATCGCCTTGGCTTTAATCGTTTGGTCTTTAGCTACCTTCAGCTTTGATATTCTCCGCTTTAACGGTTTTTTCCACTGGTCTAGCTTATGGCCTAGTTCTTTAATGACTGCCGTCATGTTGTCTGCTTCAAACGATGCCAAACACTGCCACTTTGGCGCTCGTGTACATTTAGATATGCTGTAACGATTTCCCTTTATCAGCCCTTGTGTTGAATCCCCTCCTTTAGCGGCATAGCCGACAGCCTTAATGATGTAAGAGCCAGCAGCCTTTGGCTTTTTGATTCGCTCGAGCGTTGCAAACCCGTGTCCCCAAATTTTTTCCAGCCGTTTTGCCCAGGCACTAAAGAACCTAGGTTCAACATTCCACTTTAAAAGAACATGAACGTGGGGGTTGGGCTCACCATCCTCATTCGCTGGGCACTCAGCGACCCAAATGTAATGAAAGTCGAGCGGTTTATTTGTTGGGCCAAAGTCACTCGGCTTACCAATATGAGCCGGTACTTTTTCAGCTTTTAAATCACAGTATTTCTGGCCGCTATCTGCATCAATCTGAAGAGTATGATCAGCGACCCACCCTCTTTGATACATCTTCTTCATCGCATCGAGAATACGAGACACCTCTTTGCCCATTGTGGTTTCAATGGTTTTCTCTAGAGTAAACTCAGTTGTCGGCTTATCTTCCAAGCGACAATAATCACCAGCTATCTCACCATCCACATTCATCAACTTAGTCCGAGGTCTATTGGCAAATGGGACCGTTGAATAAGGCCCACCAATATCCATGACCGGCAACGCCACTCGTTTCTCAGCCGAGCTGCTCGCATATGTCACCATGTTTCTTCGGTAGCGGATAGGATGCCGCGCACCAAGATGACCAAGATCAGATTCATCGGCCATACCGCCAAAAATCGCTAATCGCTGAGCTTTGGTAAACGTAAGGGTAAGGAACGTGGTGAAACCATCGTTGCAAATTGCCGAATACGCCGCACTTTCGAAAATCTGGGTAACGGCTCGCTTGGTTAATTTGTCCGTATACCTAACACCGCTGTTTGCTACAGGAGCTTTGCTCGCCGGTGTTTGTGTTATGTGCTGAATGCGATACTGGTTGAAACATTCACGTTGCTGCAGTTGTACCGACGTTGGAATGATTTTTGGTTCGCAGCTGTTTTCCCTCCCCTTTTCACGCAACACTGCAGGCTGATTTCGCTCTGTAGAGCCATAGATCGAGTCGTGGTTGAAATACGACTCTGGGCTTTGCAAAATTTCTGACGGGTTCACCACCTTGTCCAGAAGCCTCAGAGTTCGACGATTTCGCTCAATTCGATGCCTGTATTTTTCTGTCTGACTTTTGCGCCCTTTGACTAGCCTATTGTCTTCGGCGATTCTCGCCGCCGCTTCGCGGTCGTGTTCTGGGCGATGATTAAGCGCTTTAAAGAGATCAGTAGACCTCTTCAGTTCCAACTCTCGTTTAGATTTTTGATTAAAAACGCGATCGTAAATCGGGATTTTCTTCACTAAACCAGAATCTAAAAGTGCTTGTTCTTGGTCTGTGTAAATTTTGGATACTAAAAAACCAGCGTTATAGCTGGCGTCGTTTTTGCGGATTTTATCGAGGGGCATTACAGCCCCTGCGCTGTAGAGGAGATCATTCAATTCCATACATCAACACTCATCCAAAAAGTCTTCTGGTTTGCGGGTAATCTTCAATTGAATTTGAATAGACTCGTCACCAGAAAGTAAAGTGCCTAACAGCACTTCATTATCCGGATAATCACCTTGCAGCATTTCTACTAATAAGGTTTCGATATAATCAGGTGCTTCAGCGGCAACTTTTAATGCTTCACTCATATTTCATCCAGCTCCTGATTAGTGATCACCATAAAACCACTTTTTCCTTCTCCTTTTGAGATAACCCCTTTGTGTAAATGGGAACACTCAAGTGTTAAGCAAGCTTGGTTAACTGCATCATCCATTGATTCGAAATCACCAACCTGAACATTGGCGACTTGTTGAGTTTCTTCATGACGAACAATGCCGCCGCTTGGGCAAAGAAAGACTGCTGAATATTCCATTATGCTGCCTTCCCTTTTTGTTCTTTCAACTCCGCTATACGGTCGATTAACGTATCTTCCACTTCTAGTAGCTCCGCCAGTGCTGACTCACTATCAAGCAGAACGATTAAATGAAGCTCTTTAGTACGATTTCCTTCAAAGTGAAATACACCGAAGTACTCACGTTTGGTTGAAAACTCAATCCGTAAATCAATCGCTTCACTGTTTTCAAATACCAAATTGAAAATAGAATTCACGGTATGTTGAATCGCGCGTTTATTAGCGACTTCTTGCGTCTCGATACTCATTCTTGATCCTTAGCTTAATGTTATGACCAGTTACGTTTAATACTTTTGGCTCTTCGGCTAATCGCCGCCTTCAACGTTGGGTTCTCCGTTTCTTCGTACTCTGTTCTCAGCTTGCTAAGTACACCTTCACGAACTTGGGCTTTGACTTGTTTAATCATTTCTAAGCCTCTCGCTTTCTGGTCTTGGTTAAGGCTATAAGCAGGTAAATCTGGACAAGGCCTATGAATTGGGTTGGTCGATTCCATCGAAGTTTCTCCTAAGTAAGTCCGGGAATAGCCGAGCCATTGGCGACCAAATCCACACTCATAGCTAAGAATGGGGAAACGCCTTTTGTGCGGCTTTCTATATCGTTGATAAGAAGCACAAGGTTGCTAATACCCGCTTGTGCCTTTTGGATAATGACGTGTTTGTTGGTGCGACTAAGGCGATCTTGTCCTGCATGTTCTAAAGCCATACGGGATAAATCACCAGAGTGCATCGCGTTTTCTAATGCGCGTTTAATGAAAGTTTCTTCACTCGCATCATTGGGAATTTGTGCGGTCACCACACCGAGGCCAAGCAAAAGGCTATTAAGAATGGTGAAGTTGCCACTCGTCTTGGTGAGCATCACAAGTTCTACACTGGTAAGGATGTGCGGCTGCTCTGGGTTGAGTTTGTTACGCAGCATAGTGGCATTCATATCCACGGCCTTTGCTAACTTGGTCATGTTCTCCGAGTTCGCAAATGCACAACACGCTTCGTTAAATGCCTTTTGTTTAGAGCCACGGAATTCGCACATTGAGTCAATTTCGTTCATAACCAATACTCAATTGAAGACAAACGGGACGAAAACGAAGCCCCAACCAAGAACATTGAGCCACAACGGGCAATACTCTTTGGTCGGAATTAAGGGAGATAAACGCATGACGACCTACCCTAACTTTTCCATGGCTTCACGAGTCGCCATTTCAACTAAAGCGATCATGTTGATGAGAGGGGTTTCTTTGCCTTTTGCTTTAGTTTTAATAGGTAAGCGACCATCTGCGACCCAATCCATGATGGTGCGCTTAGGCATTCCAGAGAACTGAGAGTATTGGTCGTACGTCATGAAAGGCGTATTTAGGACTACTTGATATGAGAGCATAATGATATCCTGTTATGTTATTGAATGTGTTGTACCGGACTAGCGAGTTGCACCTCGCGGTTAACCGTTGAGTGAAAATGTAGACTTTTTATGAGTGAATATCAAGAACAAATACCCTCTTTTGAGTACATTGGCGGTAGAGATGTAACAGAAAGGATGAAGCTCGTCACAAAAACAAGTGACTTCAAGTCGCTTGGTGAGTGTTTAGGCGTGTCAAAAGGCACGATCTCGACTTGGCACCAGAGAGGATTAACCCCTTACGAAGTGATTGTGAGACTTCATTTGAGGACTGGAGCTTCTATCAAATATCTAGCCTTGGGAGAAGGTGAACCGTTTGATGACAAGAAAACCCATACATCCAAGAAAAACGAAGTAAAAAGGCTCTTCGATGTTGATCTCTTTTCACTTTCAAACGGCAAGCTTTTTGGCAATGAAACGCTAGCCTTTGATAAAAGCTACTTAGACAAACTTGGGGTTCTGAATGTAATGGGCATCGAGCACGATGGGACTACATTCATTATCGATAAAGAAGTTCACCAAGCAGTAAGTGGAACGTACTTAGTAGATATGGATGGGCTATTGTCTCTAAACGACATTCAACGTTTACCGGGTAAGAAACTAGCGATCAGCTTTAATGGCTCAACTTTAACAGTAGATGAAGATGAAGTGAGAGTTGTGGGTAGAGTTGCTTTGGTTATGGAGAAGAAATAGTAGCGCTACTCACAGAGTTACAATGCCTGAAATCAGCGTATATAGCTGGTTCATAAATGAATGAAAACTTAGAGCTAGATGGAATGAAACACCTTGAAGCGATAGAAGAAGGAATCAATAACGGTAGTTCTTATAGAGATATTGTTAGAAAGGTTTATTTAACATATCCAACACATGCCTTTATTGACGATGAAGAAACCCAATATGAAATGAACGTTCAATTCGTCACCGCCATATATTAAGCCTTCTAGAACAATCCGAGGTGTAAATAAATATATTTTTAGCGATCTGATTTAAAAATTTATAGCTGATAATAAACCCCAATTATTACTAATTGGGGTTTATTTAAACTTACGAAGACTTCATAAACGATATGGACTTAGCCGGTATCTCAGGGAAGTCACGAGGCTTAAGCTCTCCCCTCTCTATCTGAGCTTTCATATATTGAATCTGTTTAATGTTTACTTCAACTTCGCTAGATGGTTTCGCTCTACTACCGTTGAACATTTCAATAGTTTCTTTGTTCGGGATTAACTGCCACATTTCAACATTTAAGCAATCTGTCCAAAACTCAGTGTTGTTGCGATCATCTTGTTCATCAGCTAAAAACAGTATTCCGACCCGCTCAACCTCTTCATAAGTCATTGCACCAACAATATTTGCCGTGTGAAAACGCGTAATATCAGCCGTCTTGTTTTCTCTATCTCTTTCTAAAGTGATAAAAAGAAAGAAGTCTGGCTTTTGATGCTGATGATTATAAAGTGGGACACTACAATCGTAGAAGTCACGCGGTTTAACAGTCCTATCCTTTGTTTTAACATCGAACATTTTACCGTTATTGAGCTTGTAATCATGAGTCGTTTTGTTTAACTGAGCAGTAAACCCTATTCCATGGGACTCCATCCAGTACTCTGCAACAGCCTCCCCTAGACATCCTACTTTGTTAGCTTCACGCCCACGACGAGAGTTTTCATAAATAGGATTTTTTTGAGCTCGTTCAAGCGCTTTTGCATATACATGCTCTGGAATGTTCGTGACTTTTGTATAAGTTGTATTTCTTTTCATAAGTACTTCCTTATACCAATGAGTAAACGATAGGCTCAGGGAACAGTAGGTCCAGATTGTTTTTATGTAACTTAAACAATGGTCCTTTTTCACTCACTCTATTGTTTTTACCATTTCGCTTAATCAGGTGATCCATTGTGATAACACCAGACTCAATAAGAGGCATTAATTGGCTTACAATTGGAGACTTGGTGTGGGTTACCTTGACTAGTTGAAAGTGCTCTACTCCATCAATGACTTCACTTTTAGCCTCTACCCAGAATGTTTCAGCGTGCTTATCTTTTAGCCTTTGTCTTAACAACTTAGCCGGCCAAACTGCTACCAAATCAGTTTTCTGAAACCATTCTTGCAATTCATCTTTTGCTTGATCGTAGATAAAGCTCAAGCCTTGCGGGTTTTCTCTCTTAGTTGATACAGTGCAGTACAACTTAAAGTCATCATCTCGCTCATAACCGTACTTATTCAATATTTCGGCGCTTTTTTTACAAGGGCTAAGATCCCAGTCAGCAATCTGTGCGAATAGAGTTGTTCGAGTTTTCACACCACGCCCTGCTTTTAGCTCAATCCCTTTGTAGTCTGGAAGCTTGCTAGAATTCGCAGGAATGCCCAAGTTAGTCTCTAATGTATAACCAATAGCGGTATCTCCTGCGCGCTGTGCAGGGAATGGAGCTTTGGCCAACTCTCTAAGTTTCTCTAGTAACTCAAGAGCCGTGTCTGTAGGCCCTACATTTAGACTTAAAAAGAACTTTTTAATGTAAGAATTATCTTTCGCTAACGAGGTTTCTATTTCTATTTCACTGAGGTTTAAAAGGTGCGGCGCCCCGTCTTTTATTACTATCGCCACTTGATCGCCTGGCTTTGAGAATTGAGGCAAACCTCTGAACCACATTCGAGGATCGCCCTTCTTAGTCATAGGGCGATATAAGCTGGCTTTCGATATTTTGATTTCTGCGTCAGATACTAAGTATGAGTCTTGAATGACTTTATGTTCAGGCCCCTGACCTTGCTCCCAATAGAAATGGAAGTTCTCCAGTTCAAAGTGAGTCCTTACGGTCTGTGTAGCATCCAGAATTGATTTGTTAAGACCTGTCATGGTTGGCTCAAAAATAGAGAATTCAACGCCAACTTTAGTCAGTTGCTTTTTGTTCGAAGCAACTCGCTTCTTCACATCAAAAGATAGGTCTTGCTCTCGTTCTTGGTCGAGTATGTCGTAATCGACATCACTCATTTCTACATCTTCATACTCGACAAATGTAGTTGATGGAGAGGGGATTGAGGGTTTTGCTTGTTCGTTTGCTTTAAGTTCTTTCTGGAAGGTTTTCCAGTCTTGATAGCCAAATTCATTGCTAAGTTTATCTAAAGCATGAGTTTGCTTGATACCGAGCTCTTTCTTCATAGCTTTAGCACGCTGTTTAATACGCGCAACTGTAGGTAGATCTGTTTTAGGTGTGTTCATGGATTCGTCCCGAGTTAGAGAAATATCTGTATTTGTTTAAATACAATCGGGTACGCGTTGGCGCTTTTCTTAGAGGCTCCCCTTACCAGCCCAAATAAACAGCGACATAAATAAGGAGACGTCAAAAAGCACCACCTATACAAATGTCTAGGTAGATGAATCACAAAACGGAGGAGTTATTAGCGTTGTCCACAACTGCAAATAGCACCAACAGAGATGTTGATTTATCTACAGAGAGGACCAGAAGGGGTCTTTACAATTTACGGTTGGCTACTCTCAATAACCTTTTTTAACGTTACATACATTTAAGATATGTGTCAATGCACCCATGAGAAAATATTCCTGGACTTTTCAATGAACATTGAATAGAATCGCGTTAACAAATTTTTATTGCGGGATTTTTTGTGAATCATATTGAGTTATTTTCAGGCTGTGGCGGCCTTTCGCTTGGATTAAAGCACTGCGATTTTGAGCTAACAATAGCGAACGAGCTTTCACCTATGGCTGCCGAATCCTTTGCTTACAACTTTTTCGACGAAAATTTAGAGAAGCTAGGAAAAGAAGCAAAACCATCGAAGAATGTCTTTTGGCTCAATAGTAACTTTTCCGATATAAAACCAAGACTAAGAGAGAACCCTTTTACCTTCCCTCCTGTCGGAACTAAGGGTTTTAGCGATATCCCACACGACACTTCAGAATTAAAGGGGAAGCTTGTTGTTGGTAGCATAGTTGAACTGAACCGTTTAATGGATGAAGACCAGAATCTTACCGATAGCTTAAAATCAGCTTTCGACTCAGAACGAGGGTTAGACTTGGTGTCCGGTGGGCCTCCTTGTCAAAGCTTTAGCATGGCAGGCTTACGTAAACGTGACTGCGAAAAAAACACTCTTCCTTGGGAGTTTGCAAAATTCGTTCAACATACTCAGCCTAAAATCGCAATGCTAGAAAACGTAACCGGTATATTAAGAGCATTCAAAGACGATGACGGTAATAGCTTCCATGCTTGGTATGAAGTTGCAAAGGTCTTCGCATCTATAGGCTATGTACCTTTGTGTCTCCATGTTAATGCTAAATTGGTAGGGATCCCACAGAACCGTCCGCGTTTCATTATGATTGCTGTTCGCTATGACCACTTTCAAACGATTTCTACACGCTTTGAAACCAATAGTGCAGATGAGCAATTATTTGCCCCTTCTCTGAATTTCTATCAATTAGTAAAAGAGTCAGGTAGCGAATTAGAATTTGGTCACCTAGACTACTTCGATGCAACTAAACCACAACATAGGCGACTCTTTGAAGATTCATTCTTGGCGTCTTTAGTTAACGCTAAACCAGTTACAGTTCGTGAAGCTTTAGATGACTTGAAGAAAGTAAATCCAGAAATGCCCTCTGAATTCATTTCTAGTCTAAATGATAAATTTAAACGACTATCCCCGCGAGACTCACTAGCAAACCATGATTTCCGCAGTAATGGAGAAATCGTTCAACGTCGCTTTCGTTTGTACCAAGTTTTACAGAGCATTGATGATCGCTCTGTAACAAAGGCCGTTTTCACTGTACTAAAAGGTGATGCAACTGAGCTTCCTGAGAATATTTGGCTAACTTGTAGTAAATATAAGTTTCTTCAAATTGATGGTGAGTTAAGACCTTTCAAAACAGCACAACAATTTGTTGATTACCTAAAAGCACACCCTACTAAAAAGCAAACTCAAAAAGCTTTAGTAGCAGACGCTCAAGCACCAGCAGCCCTCTCTATTCCAGATGATGCCTGTCATTATGATGAGCACGAGCTACGTGTTTTAACGGTGCGCGAAATGGCGAGAATTCAGTCTTTCCCTGACAATTTCGTATTTCGTTCAAAAGTTACTACTGGTGGCCAGATGCGAAAATTTGAAGTACCGCAATACACCCAAGTCGGTAATGCTGTTCCCCCACTACTTGGAGTCGCATTAGGACTTAGCCTTAAGCAACTTCTTCAGGAAGAATAGTTCTATACTCTGCATTTGAAGTGGTGTTTTACACCACTTCAAAACAACCCAAACACATTGTTTTTCCCATCCTGTTCAAGACCCTTAATCTGATGATGCTTTGGCTCCCCTCCAAACAACAAAATGTACAACTTCCGATCTTGATACGTATCCACTACATAGTGGTCTTTCTGTATCACATACTCGATAGTTTCAGCTTCCTCATCGGTACACAGGTACTTAATATCGACCAGCTTCACCCACTTCAAGCCAATAACGTTTTCAGCTTCTATGAACCCACCAAATGGCGCTGTAAATCGATTACCTAGCTTCAAAAGTGCATCAATCACCCCTTGGTTCTTCTTACCTACCCCAATGGGACCGTCACTATTGATTTTGAAATGGCTGTAGCCAGCATTCACATGAATTGATTGGTACATAGCAAAAACCCATTCACTTTCTTAGCACTTTGAGAGAGGTGTCTAACCTGTGCTTTTTGTCCGATATAAAACATTGTTCTACGTTTAAGCTCGAATTATACTGTTTTTATATACAGTTATTTTAGGCTTTATTATGTCTATCCGCAATTTAAAAGATGGCTCAACCAAACCTTGGATCTGCGAATGTTACCCAAACGGGCGAGCGGGAAAGCGTGTTCGTAAGAAGTTTGCGACTAAGGGCGAAGCCAAGGCTTTTGAGCTTCACACAATGAAAGAGATAGACAATAAGCCCTGGATGGGTGACAAGCCTGATCACCGCAGGCTTTCTCAACTTATTGAGCTTTGGTACCAACTACATGGTGTAAACACCAAATCAGGGCTTAGGGCAAAGCGAAGAATGGAAATCGTATGCGAAGCTTTAAATAACCCTATCGCGAATCAGTTGAGTGAACGAATGCTTGCTCATTACCGCGCAAAACGCATCTATAAAGGCCGTAACAAAGATAAACTCGCAACAAATCAACCTATCTCTATTGCCACACATAACCATGATCTTATCTGGCTTAAAAGTATGTTTAGCGAACTTATTCGCTTGAAGGAGTGGAAAGGCCTAAACCCAATTGCTGATCTCCGAAAACTTAAAACTTCAGAGCCGGAATTAGCGTTTCTAACCGTCGATGAGATCACTCACCTACTTGATGAAGTAAAAGATAGCCCAATGAGTGAAGAGCTCACTGCCATAATAAAACTGTGCCTAGCAACAGGGGCGAGGATTCGAGAAGCTATCGAGATAAAAGGAGCTCAACTCTCTAGATTCAAAGTGACCTACATTAACACCAAGGGAAAGCGAAATAGAACGGTGCCTATATCAGAAGAGCTTTATCAACTGATTTACAAAGACACATCAGATCGCTTATTTAACTGTGCATATAGCACTGTCTATAAATGGCTTACTCGAGCATTGCCTAATTTACCCAATGGGCAAGGAACGCATGTTTTACGCCATACCTTTGCAAGTCATTTTATGATGAATGGAGGGAATATTTTGGTATTGCAGAACATTTTAGGTCACACCGATATTTCAATGACGATGCGTTATTCTCATTTTGCACCGAGCCATCTGAGCGATGCTATTCACTTTAATCCTCTGAATTCTTTGCCGCCAAAAAGTGGCGACAAAGTGGCGACAGAGAATGTTATTTAGCGTTTAAAAGGGCTTTCAAACGTTTTTAGCCTACAGCATTTCCTTCGCTACTAAATGCAGTAGAAACGTTTCCCGCTCAATGCTCATGCCCTTTTTAGGGCTCTCGGCCATGGTCTTCTCGTTATGAGCAATCGCATCATGAATGTTAATCCAAACAGGCTTCATCCCGTTTTTCACTTCGTAGTCTTCGTAATCCGTCTCACCAAGCTCACGATCAATCTTGCACGAATAACAATAAGAGATCATGTGCATCATATCTGCATCATCTTTATACCAAGGACGAAATTCTTCAAATATCCCGAACGGTTTAATACTGTGAATATTCTTAGCACCAGTCTCTTCTTCAAGTTCACGAACCATACCTGCGATCACATCTTCGCCTTCGTCCAAGCCACCACCAGGAATGGTGTAGTCGTGGTAACGTTCCGTATAGAGCATCAGAACATCCTCACCATCTAAAACGATTGCACGGGCGGCATTGCGCTTATATACCGTTTTATTATCTAAGTGTTCGATATCTGGGTGAATTGTGGTTTTTAGGTGTCTCATCGTTCTGACTGCTCAACTGAATTTGGGCGGCATCATATCATAACCAAGCGTAGATTAGAGGCTCAGAATGACCGACAAAACTCGGCAGATATTATTTTTATCGCGGGGGATTCATGGTCGTAAGAGAATAATTCCCATCTTACCAACCTCGAATCATAGGGTGTCTCTCTTTTAAGGCCCCAACCTAACTGAACTTGATCTCATGCTCAAAAAACAGTTAAAAATGAGGAAATATCAACCTATTTCAATATCTTGACCAAATTAGAACAACCTTTTCTTAAATCTAAAATATACTGGTTTTATAGAGCTTCAAATTTAGTTCTGTAGAACTTAACACATTCACTTGTAGAGTTATCACTTAGGAGATAAACATGAAAAAATTGGTTTGATGGCTGTGTTTGCCCTTGTATTAGGCGGTTGTGCGAATGACTATGCAGAATATAGCGAAGGTCAACGTGTTTCAGTCGCTAACCCAGCATCGGTTTATTGTGTTCAACAGGACGGCGAATTGGACACGGTAACGGAAAATAATCAACGAACCACTTATTGTGTATTACAAGATGGTCAGCGTATCGAACAGTGGGAATACTACCGCAATAACCACGATCAAAAAGAAAACAGCTAATCTATGATGCTGATAGCTTATGACGTCACATCGATATAATCAGCATTATTTCTTCACAACTTTCACCCAATAAAATCCCATGATATTACGTAAACTGCCCGCTACTCAGCGGCGGTTTACTTTACCGAAACAGTAATTGAACAGCGTTTTATTTATGACATAGCCCTGACATTGTGAATGTATCAGGTCGATAAAATATCGATCTGTTACAGACATTTACATGTTAAATTGATATGAAAAGCCAACCTAAAAAACAAGAAAAAGCTCATATGTCGTTTGAACTCCCTGAGTTCACGCTCTCACAATCCACCTCACAAGTTATCTATAAACGGTGTCAAACGGCGTTAGTCGTTTTAGCTATTGGTATTATCGTAAATTTGGCACTTCGAATTGATTTTGTATTGTTCAGTGGATCTGTTGGCGAAGTGTCAGTGACCGAGATGCTGCAGCAGTTACTGCTTATTATAGCGTCTGGATCTTTTGCTTATCTAGCAAGAAAGAAAACCGAAGTTAAGCACGCAGCCCTGCTCATCAGCGCGTTTTTCGGTGTGATGTTTATTCGTGAAATGGATTTTTGGTTCGACAAGATCGTACATGGTGCTTGGGTAGTCCCTGCCCTATTGGTTTCTGGCAGTGCCATTTTCTATGCGATTAAAAATGGTAAACGAACCATTGACCAGCTTGCGCTTATTCTTGCATCTCCGCACATGAGCCTTTTGGTTACTGGTGTAATGCTGTTATTGGTATTTTCTCGTCTGTTTGGCATGGGCAGTTTTTGGCACAACGTTATGGGGGATAATTACGTGCGCGTGGTTAAAAACATCGCCGAAGAAGGTACTGAGCTTTTAGCCTATTGTTTGATTGCTTTTGCTAGTCTTAAAACGGTTCTTGGCATCACGAGAAAGAAATAA